TCCTTCAACTGGTCCCATAGTTCGGCATAACGCAATTCGATCACCGGTTCCGGCCCGCGGTAGATCAGAACGCCAACGTCGATGCGGTCGATCGCCAACTGATCGGCAACCACATCAATACGGGATGCAATCCGGCGTTCGGTGAATTCCCGCATCGCATCCTGAGTCCAGCCCGCGGCCTTGGCGATGGTCGATCCCTGTTCGGATCCCGGCCCGGTGATCTTCGCCCGCGACAACAACCACAACAGACAACCGACCGGCCAACCCTGCCAGATTTCATCGGCGTCCAGATCGCCCCACCATCCCCTGCGGTCGGTGGCATCGGGATCCGGCAAGGGTTCGGAGATAGGCGCATAGGCATCGGTCCCGAGCGCGACGATCACCGCGGATTGCAGATCGAATCCATCGGCCAATAGATTCTGGTCCGTCAGCAACCAATCGAGTTCGACGGCATAGCCGGGGAAATCGGCCTGCTGTAGAAAACGAATGTCACCGCCGCTTGTCATTGCGCCGCAAGCCTCGCCTCTAACGCCGCGATGCGCGCCTCTAATCCGGCGATGGTTTCTGCGACCGTTGCCGATGTGGCAACCGGACTACCATTGACGTTGGTCGGCCCGTTAATGTTGATGCTGGTCGACCCGGCGATGTTCACCACCTTGTTGCCGATGTCGACCTTGTCGCTCGCGTTGATCGTGTGCGTCTTGCCGTTATGATTCCAGGCTTGACTCTGTTTGTCGTAATAGCCTTTGACGTTGTCGCCGTCGCGAAACTCGACCCGCTTCTTTGTTACGCGCACTTCGGTGTTGACGGTCTTGCCTTCGTGCTTGAAGTCCTCTTGCTGCTGACTCTGCTGTTGTTGCTGCCCGCCCATGTTGCGTTGTTGTTCAAGCTTGCGCTCTTGTTTGTCTTTTTCGACGTGGCGTAGGCTGACCATGCGTTCGGCGGTCTTGCCTTCGGCGTCGGGGTTATCGTTGGAAAGCAGATAGAGCCCGTTGCGGCGCATCAACGTCATCTGTTGGATGTCGTCATACTGTGCGTTTTCGCCCGGCTTCATGCCCATCGGCCGGTGCCGCCGATCATCCACCGCGATCACTACCGGATGATTACGCTGCCCGCCCATAAAGATGGCGATCCCTTCCGCGGCTTCCGGCATCGCGCTTCCGCCGCTGCCATCACCACCGCCATCACCGCCGCCGCCATCAGCAAACGTCGTGACTCCGTCCGCGCTTTTAGCGCTTTTGCCGCCACCGCCTCCCCCTGCCGCACCCAGCGCCTTCTTCACGATCGGCGGCAACGGCACCGCGGAAAACCCAAACGCCTGTACGCGCTCGACAAACTGGCGCCCATCTTTCAAGAATCCGCCAAAGTCGAGTTCTTGCCACATCGGCCCGTCATTGATCTTGCCGGTTAGCGCCATGCGCACGGCTTGGTGCATCGAGCGGGCAGACATGTCGGTGAGACTATTGCGGTGCATTATCGACTCCCAACGCCGCCTTGATCAGGTGTCGGCGGTTTGTTCTCTCGAATCGGATCCGATATTTGATCATCGGTGTATCGCTTCACCATTTCGCGTTGCCGCTTTAAGGCTTCCTGCCGGATGTTGATGTTGGTGCGGTTCAAGTGGATCGGATCCACCATCGTCAAAGTGGTAGTGGTGCCCGCATCGCTTTGTTCATAGACGCATGTCGCGCACACCAAACGGACTCGATTGAGCATCAACATCGGCGAATGGACGATATAGCTTTCATTTGCCCGCCATAGCGCGTCCGATTTGTTGTTATCCTTGAACCAACCTTGCACGGTGATATTGGCTTGAATCTCCGTGCCTTCAGTGAAGACGACTTCCATATCGGCACGACGATTCACATCATGCATGTCACCCGAGATTTCGGTCACCACACCCATTTCACGCGCCTGTCGCGTGCTACTGCCGGCACGCACGGAACGTTGCTCGCGCAAGGCCGAACCGCCCGAGCCATTACTTCCGCCGCGACTGCCGTCGATCGCCCAGATTTTGCCGAACAGGTTTTCATCGCGGATGACGCAATTGGCTCTGAGGATGTGATAGCCTTCGTTGATTTCGCCTAACGGTGTGTCGACCATTTCCCCCTGACCCAATAGACCGCCATCGTGATTTGAGCCGATCACAATGTTTCGATGTCGTGCATAGCGCTCGATCACGTTCATGATCGTTTCGCCCGGTTGGATCCCCACGCTTTGAAACGGCTTCAGGTCGACCGCGCCATTGGTTTTGATCTTGATACCTAGGTGCGATGAAATATCCTGTGATAGCTGCAACCAATTTTTGCCGTTGTGCCCATCGACCTTTTCCAGCGGCACCACCGACTCCACTAGATCCGCGGTGTCCCCCGTTCCAATCAATCGCACCGCATGACTCTTGGCATCAAAGGCAACGTGGCGTTCGCGGATGTATCCCACCACCGCAAGCACGCCGCCGAGATAAACGCGCACGTGATCGCCCGGCGCAAACTGCAAGGCGAACCAATCATTCGGCATCGGTGTTTCTTCGGTGCACTCAAATTGGAAGATCGGGAACGGTTGCGAATAGCGCGACTCAACCCGGACGCTGGTCCAATCGGTGAAAAGTTTCCCATTCACATAAAGCGCGGCGATGTCTTTGATTCGCGGGTCGCGCGTTACCAAGCGTTGCGCAATCTCTTGCGCCGCCGGCCGCGTGATCAGCATTGGTTGCTCGCCTAGAACTACGTCCGCCATTTAGACCGCCAACATTTTCCCTTCGCGCGGCATGAAAGCCGGATGTACCACCCGATTCTCATCGATCAATTCAAAGTAACGCGTTGCATCGTTATAGGCGCGCTGCGCCAACCGGAGCGCCGGCAAGACCGCTTGAAACTGATAGGCAATAATCCGCGGCAATTGCCGCCCAACGGATGCCAAGTGTTGCACCACGTCGGCATGTAGATGGATCAACGCCAAATAGGTGCCTTGATCCAAATCGTCGGCCGCGATCGTTATCGTCTGTTCGAAAGCCGCGTTAAAAGCGGTAGCAATCGCCTCGGCTTCTTCACGGGATCGAAACGTCATCAGCGAGAGAATGCGCGCTTCTGCCGCCAAGGTTAGCCGCACCATCGCAAGCACGGTTTGCACGGCTTCCGGACTGATTGGATTTTCCAGCAATGCCGCCTTGCGGATGCGATCCATCGTCACCAGCGTTGCGTTGCTTTCGCGCGCCAAATCCAAACAGATCCCAAAGGCATAGACGAAAACCTGAATATTCACGGTGTTGCGATCGGCCATCAGAATGCCGACCGACCGCCTTAACGCTGCGGCGCGCGTCAGCTTGCCTCTGACATTCACTGCCGCGGATAGCACCACCGGCCCGATCCGATCGATGATCGCCAGCACTTCCTCGGCCGCTTCGCCACTCGCCGTCATGGTGATGCCGGATCCACCGGAGTCTCGTTAAACACCCATGTGTATTGTCTGAGCATCGCAAGAATCTGTTCTTTGTTTCTGCCTTCCACCAAGCCCATGATCACGTTTTCGACGTTCGCCGCCGATTTCAAAATTTCATCTGCTGTCGAAATTGTGGACCGGTAACGCGGGTCGCCATATTCGACAAATTGCATTTGGAACATGCACATGCCGCCCTTTTCACGCGACTCGGTGACGGTGTATCCCATCACCATCACCTTCGTGTCTAAGAACAGATGTTGCATTGGCAGAGCAAGCATGCCCGGCCCGTCTTGCTCTAGCGCTTTGATCAAGTCGTTTTTCATCGTCAGGTAATCGCGTGCCGGCGCCAGCAAAGCGCCGGCCAATGCCTCGCCGCGTCCCGGTCGACGCCCGCCGCCTTCAAGCTCTGCGCCTTGACGCGATGGCCGCGCTTCGCGATTGAGCGCCGGGCGTCCGATGCAATAGCCGGTCACTTGGAACTGGACCGCGGTTCGCCCCATATCCTCCGCATAGGGTGTATTGCGCTTGGGATACTGATGCAGTGCGACTCGCCGACCACCGCCGCGTTGATCGGTTTCAACGTAAAAGATCGCATCGCGAAACTTCGCTTGGATCCAACGTTGACGCCACGCGGTTCTGTTTTCG